ATAGGTGCATACGAGAAGAGGAAACTTACATACAAATCAGCATTACTTTCAGCACGACTCACTAGAATCTTGAGACACGGAGAGTACAATCTAAACAAACAAGAAGTAAAACTCTGGAACCCACCACATGATTGATGAAGAACTCTGGCCTGAGATTCCACACTCTCTTATTAGTAAATTGAAAGAGGTGTACCCTGATAAATGTCCATCAATAGATACACCTGACCGAGAGATCTGGAGGTACGGTGGACAGGTGGAGCTAGTAAGAATGTTGGAGTCTGTATATAATGAACAAAACACCACAGACTTCTAATGACTATCGGTACTGGTCACGACATAATCGCAGGCATTGATGCACAGGTATCAGGTTCTGGCCCTGCTATCTATGGCACACAGAAACCTTACATTGCCGATCCTAATACTGGAGCATTGGTTGCTAACCCTAACTATGGTGGACAATATTCAACAGGTGCAACAGGGGAGTTAGCTCCTTATTACGGTGCTGTAACTGCTACTTATAACAAGTACATGGGTGCTGGCCCTGAGAGTCAAGAGGTACAAGATTACTGGGCTTCAGATCTTAAGTCTGGTCAGCATTATTACATGCAACAAAGTGGAGGCACGATGACAGAGCAGCAAGCCTTTGATGCAGCACTAGCAGATATGCACCTGAATTTTGCTATCAGCGATGAGTTCCAAGACATAGTTGCTGGTGGCCCAGATCGTGCAGGCAACGTCAGATTTACTGGCGGCGGCAGTACTACTACTGTTGTCAACAACCCAAGCACTCCTCAAACGCAAGCAATGATCTACGGTGGTGGCGGTAGCAGTGGAGCCAATATAAACATGGCAAACAGAGAAGCTAAGACTGCTGCTGATAATTTTAAAATATTAAAAAGCGATCCCAATGCTTTAGCAGGTGCTGGTCGTGGCATGTATAACCAAAGCAAACAACAAAGTTCAGGATCAAAAGTACCTGGCCCTGGTGTTAAGAATACAAATATCCCAACAGCTTAATATGATGTACCCTTAGTACATAATTAAGAGGCGTTAGTTATGTGTGGTGGTGGTGGTGGCGGCAATCAGGCCGAGGCACAAGAGAAAGCTGATGAAAGGCATCAAGAGAATCTTGCGATACAGCGAGAGCAGATGGCTGAACAGAAGCGACAGTTTGAACTTCAGCGTGAAGAAAATCAAAAGCGTTACGAGAAGCAACAACGTATAGCAGAAGCTGCACCCCCTCCACCTCCAGAGGAAACAGCAGGAGTAGCAACACCAGCATTAGACCAGCTAAAGATTAGTGGTAGTGGTAGAAAAAAATATAGAGCACCAGAATATAAGAAACAAACTAGAAATAGAGCGACATCTAGTCTAGGTATTGCGTAATGGATTTAAAAATTAGCGACATAGATCTTACACCTGGCAAAGGTAAGAAGAAGAAAAAGAAAGGTACTACTCTTGCTGGCAGATACGATCAGTTAAAAACTAATCGTGATCCTTTCCTTCAAAGAGGTAGAGATTGTAGCAAGGTAACGATTCCATCTATCTGTCCTGACTCTAACCAAGGAGATCATGGAAAACTTAAGACACCTTGGCAGTCAACTGGTGCACGTGGTATAGCTCACTTATCTCACAAACTTTTAATTACACTTCTACCTCCTAACACACCCTTCTTCAAGTTAGAGATAGATAGTCTTGCATTACAAATAGAAGAGCAAGGGCCAGAGATTAAGACAGAACTAGACACAGCATTAGTCAAGGTTGAACAAGCAACCATGACCATGCTTGAGACAATGAGTGCAAGAGCTTCACTGAACCAAGCCTTTAGGCAACTGCTAGTTACAGGTAATGTTCTTCTCTATGTACTACCAGATGGAATAAGAGTCATACATCTACAGGATTATTGTGTCGTTCGTGATCCAATGGGTCATGTCACTGAGATTTTAATAGAAGAAGAAGTCTATCCTGAAGCATTACCTGATGGATTCTTACCTGATCAGAAGGAAGAAGAAACATTAGAACCGACAAAGAAAAGTATCAAGGTGCATACATGTGTAAAGCTTGAGAACGGAGTAGCTACCTGGTATCAGGAGGCGAAAGGAAAGGAGATACCTAACACTTATGGTCGTTGTCCAGAGAACTGTAGTCCTTGGATTGTATTGAGATATGAGAAGCTTGACTCTGAAGACTATGGACGCTCACATACTGAGCAGTACTACGGTGATTTAACTGCACTTGAATCTCTGTACCAAGCAGTGATCGAAGCAGCAGCAGCAGCCAGCAAAATTTTATTTCTTTGTAATCCGAATGGAACTACACGCCCTCGTACACTAAGTAGTGCAGCGAACGGTGCAATAGTTCAAGGTAATGCTGCTGATGTTACTGTCGTTCAAGCCAACAAGCAGGCTGATTTACAAATAGCTAATTCAACTATTGATCGTATCGAAGGTAGATTGCAGTTTGCTTTCTTACTTAACTCAGCTATTCAAAGACCTGGTGAAAGAGTTACAGCAGAAGAAATTAGATACATGGCACAAGAACTTGAAGCAAGTATAGGTGGCTTCTACTCCATACTTACTCAAGAACTACAGCTACCATTAGTACGCAGGTTGATTTATATGTTGCAAAAGAAAGGCAAGCTACCTGAGTTCCCCAACAGTCAAGAGACAGGTGAACCATTAGTACTACCTAAAGCTGTAACAGGATTAGAAGGTATAGGTAGAGGTGATGATATGAATAAATTAACTGAGTTCTTAGGTGTAACACAGCAAGTACTAGGCCCAGAGATAGCACAACAGTATGTAAATTACGAAGAAGCACTGCGAAGATTGGCAGCTAGTGCTTCAATAGATACGACAAACTTAATCAAAACCAGCGAGCAGCTACAACAAGAGGCTGCTGCTGCACAGGCACAAGCCCAGCAGCAACAACAAGAACAACAGATGATGGAAATGATGAAGTCATCTGCTGCATCTAAAGTCGCTGACAACTTTACTCAACCAGGTTCACCTTATGGCCCCCAGTTCTCAGGTTCCGAAAACGGAGCAGCAGGAAGCATCCCTAACTCCCTCCCCGATCTCAGGGCAGCAGCCCAAGGACTCCCCAGTGGCCCAGTCCAAGAAGGAGGAGAAGTCTAGAGAGTTAGCTGCTGTTAAAGAAGAGAAGACAGTTGCTAAAAAGAAGAAAGACAAAGAGCCGCAAGTTACTAAAGACGGCGAACGGCACATCACTATCAAATGAAGATAGAATTATCACGATCAGGTATTCCTCTTCACATGCTGGATTCAATTCAGATACAAGAGCTACCTATCGAAGAGTTAACTAACACCACCACCTACGAGATTTGCCATGAGTCCAGATCCAGTAACGATTGCACAGGAGGAGACTCCTGCGATGTCTCCAGAACAGGAGACTCACTCTAAAGATGTAGCACTAATTGATGGTGTTGATCTTAGTGGACAAGCAAAGCTTGCAGGTAAATACGAAACTGTTCAGGAATTAGAGAAAGGTTACGCAGAATTGCAAAACAAATTAGGCAGCCAAAGCAATGAAGCTCCTAAAGAAACTGAAGCAACTGACACACCTGAAGCATCTGAGTCTGAACCTTCAGAATCTGCTGAAACTGGTAATGCGACAGAGATCTATGGTGAATACATAGGTAGTCGCCTTGATGAGGCTGGTGTTGATTACGAAGGTATGAACACTAGATGGCAAGAGTCAGGTCAGCTAACTGAAGAAGACTACACATCATTAGAAGGTGCTGGCTTTACCAAAGATATGGTCGAAGCATACCTAGATGGTGTGCAATACAGAGCAGCACAAGATTCCCAACTGGCAGCTAAAGAAGTTACTGCAATTAAAGACGAGTTTGGTGGAGCAGAAAACTATGAAGCAATGGTCAAGTTCGCACAAGAGAACTGGGACATGGAAGAGATACAAGCTTTCGACAACATGCTTCAAACTTCTAATCCTCACCAGATAAGAATTGCTGTCGCTGGCTTGCAAGCTTCATACATGAACAATGCACCAAGAGAACCCAAGCTTGTCGGAGGTAGAACAGCTAGGGCAGATACAAGTAAATTCAAATCAGCAGCACAGGTAGTAGCTGCTATGAATGATGAACGGTATTCGTCAGACGAAGCCTACAGAAAAGAAGTACAAGAAAAACTTGGTCGCTCAAATGTAATGTAAAGGGTATTATGTAGATACCTAAACCTTCTCGTATAAACAACGGCCCCTTGCGAGGGATACCCTGCGTTGAAGAGATAGTGAAGGGAAACCTTTTCTTTCTTTTTATCCGTGGCTAACTTTACTAGCTCACGGCTAGGTCTTGTAAACAATACAGGCTCTAGCTATGACGCTTTATTCCTTAAGACCTTTAGTGGAGAAGTACTAAGTGCTTTCCGTAAGGCAACTGTGTTCGAAGCGTTACACACTGTACGCACGATCAAGTCTGGTAAGTCTGCTCAGTTCCCTATCATTGGATTAAGCAGCACAGCATACCATACACCTGGTACACAGCTTACAGGTAATGCTATCAAGCACGCTGAAGCTGTTATCAACATCGATGACAAGCTCGTATCAAACGTGTTCGTGGCTGACATTGATGAAGC